ATTTCGGATCTGCCGGCTTGGGATCGCCGGAATCACTCGGTTTCGGATCTGCCGGTGCAGGATCATCCGCGAATAACTGTAACGCCATAAATAACTTGTTCTTCATAATTCTCTGTACCTCCATAGTTTTAAGTGTCAATGCTTCACTTTGCCCGTAGCTTATAGCATCCACGCCTGGCTTTCCCCGTAAGGTTTTTCGACATTCACGCCTGGTCACTCAATCCGGACATATTCCGGGAACTCATCGGCAATCAAACAAACGCCAATGAAAAAGGAATCCACCAGAAGCTTTCCTTCTTCCGACAGATTCCCGTAATGTATATCAGCCCTTCCGGGTGATACCTCATATTCAATTTTATCCTTGGTCAACCCCTGCATAGATCTGACCAATGTCTGTGTCAGCGCCGTCATGCCGGCGCAGACAATATCTTTGCCGGGCTCTGCATACCCTGCATGGCCATGTATCTCAATTCCGTCCTTTCGGACGCTTACTGCAATCAATCACACCACTCCTTTGCCGTCCCGGTCATTCCCCGCCGG